TACTAAAATTTTACTTGTTGCAAATTTAGGTGTAATTGTTGCCGTAAAACCGCTTGCTTGAAAAGAAGTAGAAGAAGTTTGAAATGATGTAGTGCTTGTAGTTTGAACCACTTGCAATACACTACCAGTAGGTAAAGCTGCTGAAGGCAAAGCAGTAGCATTAGTTAAATTAATAGCCGAAGGCGTACCAAGGTTTGGCGCAGTTAAGCTCAAAGGAGCATTTAAGCCATTCTGGTTGATGGTACTAATAGCCATTATTTAGCCTCCAATTTTGCTTCTAGGGCCGTTACTTTAGCGTTGAGTTCTTGGATTGAAGCAATCATCAATGGGATAAGTTCTGTATAACGAACACCTAAATATTCTGTTTCGTCACCTTCAATAACTTGTGATTGACTAACTGCTTCAGGAACTACCGCTTGAACAGATTGTGCAATAACACCAACATGGGGTGTATTTGTTTCATCATTTTTCCAAGTAAATTTGATTGCTTCAATTTGTGCAATATCGGCAAGTGCATTTGTATAAGTGCCAGTTACATTTTTAAGTCTTGCATCAGATGAACCAGACCAAGAAGTAGCACCCCAAGACATATAAGTGCCAGCACCATTTTGGTTATAAATTCTAAAATCAGGTGTTGTAGTTGTTAATGCGGCAGAATACCAATAATTACCAAAATAGTTTTTATAGGTTATTTGTGCATAGTAACCATTTCTAGTTTGATTTTGCACTAAAGTGCCATTGGCATCCCAATAAGCATTTGGAACACCATCACCATCAGATAACACAATGTAGTTACTTGCTGTACGGATGTCTAGACCACCTTGGTTGCCTGTGTATCCGCCAAGGATGGTGTTTTTAGAACCTGTTGTTACATAGTAGCCTGAAGCGTTAGCCGAGCCAACAAAAGTGTTATCAGTTCCAGTTGTTACGCTGTAGCCAGCAGCAGGGCCTATAAATGTATTTCGACCACCAGTAGACGAGTATCCAGCTTGGTATCCAAAAGCAGTAACATAATTTGATGTTGTATTACTATATCCAGCTTGGTAACCTACTACAGTGCTGTTAGATGCGGTGGTGTTGTTTCTTAACGCTTCGTTACCTAATGCCGTATTGTATTGACCTGATGAAGTTAAATAACAAGCTAAATGACCTACTGCGGTATTGCTGTCAGAATTGCTTGTGTATAAAGCTAAACGACCAACCGCCACATTTTGTGCGCCTGTAGTATTTGTATAAAGTGCTTGTAAACCAATCGCAGTATTTACACCACCAGTAGTATTACTATACCCAGCTTGATAACCTACTGCTGTGTTATTAGATGCAGTGGTGTTTTGATTTAATGCTTGAAAACCTATTGCAGAATTTGAGCTTCCAGTAGTGTTGTATCTTAAAGCACCGCCACCAAAAGCAGCATTTGAACCACCTGATGTATTTACATACATACTTCCATAACCAACAGTAGTATTGTTAGTTCCAGTATTGGTAGCACCAGCACCTAAAGAAAGATAACCAACAGTAGTGCTTGCAGAATCACCGCCACCACCCTTACCAACAGTAAGACCATTAATAGAAGCATCAGCAGGAAGTGTTAAAGCGCCACCAGAAGTCCACGAAGCCAAAGCCGTTCTGCCAGAAGTACCGCCTGTATAGAGCGTAAATCCATCAGCAGAACCTACAGTCAATCGACCATTGCCTGTTACATAGTCAACAATAGTTCCGTCAACAAATGAGTTATTAAAACTACCTGTAGAAAGATAGCCCCCAGATGCAGTTAAGTCACCGATAACAGATGGGCTTTGGCTTATTCCGTTATAAGTAGTAATTAAGCTGGTATAGCGAACATAGATATTATTTGAACCAGATAATGGGGCGCTTGTAAATGTAATTGCATTACCAGAAACTGTATAGGCTGTACTTGGGTTTTGTACTACGTTATCAATAACCGCTTCTACCTGTACTGCAGCAGCAACAGGGCGGGATAAAGTAAAAGTTACAGTCGAACCATTACCGCTGAAATAATCAACAGCAGGTGTAAATCCTTGGGTCTGTATAGAATTTCCAATGTACGCCATATTAAACCGCCGTTAAAGCAGAAATCCAGCAGTCACAAGAAGTGGCTGTGCCAGATGTAACAGTTAAAGAGTCGCCAGTTAACATCACTACACGGTTGCCTTGAATTACTTCTAAAGAGCCGCCAACAGGAACAGTAGCCTGATACACCAAATAGTAGTTAACAGAGCTACGGGCGATATAAGCGTTTACTGTAATTGGCGATGTACCTGTGTTTGATAAGATAAGGCTTGAGACCGCAACAGTACCAGAAGAAATGCTTGAGATAGCAGTTGAGCCAGACGTGCTGACGTTCTTTACCGCATACGAAGTGTTTGAATAAGTAGTCATGTTAGCCCATCATAAAGGATAAGAAGTACGCTTGGTCTGCCGTAGCTGCTGTATTTAGCGCCCAACTTGGAGCCGTACCGTTTGATGTAAGGATATACCCGTTGGTACCAATACCCAGTTTAGAAAGAGTAGTGCCAGTAGCATAGTAAGGCAAGTCACCAGCAGTATAAGAAGCAAGGCCAGTACCGCCGTAAGTTGTAGTAACTGCAGTGCCATTCCAAACACCAGAAGCGATTGTGCCCAGCGCAGATACGTTACCGCTTGAATCTAAATTAACAGACTTTTCAGAGGGGTAAGTAACAAAGACAGTTTTGACACCAGCAGTAAAGTTAACCAAGCTACCGCTATTAGAAGAAGCAAGAACAGTAGTCCTAGCAAGAGTGGGCCCCGTAGTTGAGTACGTGCCAATACCAACCTCCCAATTTGCACCACCTTGGTCGGCGATACAGTAGAAAGTTGTATTGGTATTACCTATTACAGCAAAGGATTGATAGCCCGTGACTGCACCACCGAGAGTAACTGAACCTGTCCCGGTGGTTGTTGTTGTTTCTTGAACTCTATCCGCTAGTACTAAAGCCATTTACGGCTCCTTAGCCAGCAGCGCTGAGTGTATAAGTTACGTTGATGGTGTCGCCAGAAGTTACAGTCTTAGAACCGGCAGTAAATGCGCCAATACTAAATAAAGCGCCTGTGGTGTTATCAATCGCTGTAGAACCACCTACGTTAATAAATGCGCCATATACAGTTCCAGAGCCAGTCATGCTAAACACCACTGCAGCGCTGGTTGACAGAACGGAAGGGTTAGCACTTGTTGCGGCTGAGAAAGCTGGGGTCTTGCGTGTGCCTGAGTAAGTAGGAGCATTAGTACCACCAACTTCATACCAACCAGCATGCGAGCTTTGTGTGTCTGTATAAGCAGGAGTAAACGTACTTGATCCATTAGCGCCGCCTAAACCCATGACAATCGTACCGCCGCCTGTATTAGCGAAGTACGAATTTAATAAATTTTGACGACCAACGTTAGTTGTTAGGTTTTCAAAGGTATCAGACCACTTCTCAACGCCATTAGCATCAAAACAAGTGGCTACATAAGTACCTTCAAGTCCAACAGTTTCAGCGGCACCGCCACCATAAGAAGCACTAGCTCCGAAGCTATCGCCCATTTTTGTAATTTCAGAACTCATAAATACTCCTAATTCGTAAGTCTAATAATGGCGGAGGTCGCCGTTGGTGTTGGGAAAGTAATAGTAAAAGTACCTGCCGCCGTATTTGTTTTATCTGAACCAAAATCCAAGACTGCTACTGCTGCATTAGTATTGCTATTATAGATTAAAGCTGCCCTAGCAGTAAAGGATGCTGGGTTCCAGGTTACATTAGCAAAATTAATATATGCCACACTATTATTAAAGCTAGACGTAGGAATTTGAGAAATAGTCAGTGTTTTACCCCCAGCTGTATAGCCAGTACCAGTAATTTCTCCTGCTGTTGTATAAGTTAGGGTTGTATTATTGATATTAGCCGTACCATTATAAAGGGCTATTTTATAAGTATATGGGGTACCAGTATTAAAGTTTTCTAACCCGCTAAGCAAGTTTTGGTAAAAAATTGTGCATTGGCCTTGAGCAATAGACATTATGAGCCTCTACCACCAACGTTAAGTTTAAGCTGCCCATCTCTGTAGAAATCACCACGCTCCATACCGTCGCTAAGGCGTGCTAGTTCTTTTAATGCTTCTTGGTACTTAGTTTCATAGTACCCTACCAAATCAGCTTCTTGTTTCATAAATAATATAGCTTCACGCATAGAACCATAGAATAGAACTGGGTCGTAGTTATCACCTAACCAACTTGTACCAGTAGAATTAGATATAGAAGTTACTGGAATAGAGAACCCACTACCCGTAGGCCCTAATGAAGCGCAAGATAACACATCACCAGTAACATAAAAGTTACCACCAAACCGAAGAGTAACATTAGTTACAACGCCACCTACAATAACAATATCTGCTGTAGCATTTGCGCCAGACCCACCAGTTAAAGCTACATTCTGGTATACCCCATTGGTATATAGCGAGCCAGCTGTAATAGCACCTAAATTAGAAACTTGACCCTGAACAATGGTTGGCGGGTAATAAAAATAGTGCATTTCCACGGCGTAATTCAAGTCAGGGGTAGGGGCAACAAGGTAAGTTAACTCATTAATATTAGTATACTGGGAACCGAATAGACTATAGTACTTAGGCAAGCCACTAGAAGCTGCTACTGGATACGCTTCACGCATATAACTAACGTCTTTATTTAGCAGATAATTATAAGTATTGGGGGTAACTGTGCTATCAATAACAGCTAAAGAGTAGTTAGCTAACCAATCATTAGGCAGTGCAACATAGGGATTACCACTAGTTAGGGTACCAGTAACGTTTTTGCGTAACGATGGCAGGTTTACAGAATTATAAATACGAGTTTCAGCTTCCTGTACAAAGACAGGAATATTTGCTACAAACAACTGCTCAGTATTCTCAGCGTATGCTTGGATCGTATTGTATAAATTCTCGTAATCCATTATGCTAATGGGCCTCTTGAGGTGTAGCCTTTAGTTGCAGCACCAAAGCCACGTTGTTTAATACCATCAGTTTTAGTAGCATTTGCAGCTGGATCACCCATGCTTACACGACCAGCACCAGTTAAACGAGTCATTTTATTAGCTGCTAAAGCATTTGGGTCTTGCTTAAGTTCGACATTTTGGTTACCAACTGGGTTACCACTCATATTATGGGGCATCGCATACTTTTCAGCAGGCAAAATGTTTTTATTACTACCTACTTTAACAGTAGGGCTATTCTTTTTTGTAGGCTTAACTTGAGCAACCATGATTACATTCCTTTACCTTTTAAACCGATAGAGCCAAACTGGTTAGCTAGCTTAGCACGGTTCATACCATCAGCTTTACGTTCGTCGTTAGACACACCAAGACTTTTCTTAGCTGACATTGTTTTTACGTCTGGACCTGAATCGCCTAAATTTTTACCTTTAGTATGACCTTTTTTTGCAATACCGTCGCCTCTTGCCATTTTCCTACTCCTAATTAATTGTTACTGTTCCAACTTGTCCAACCCCTACTAAATAGTTTGGGGTTTCACCATAATCATATTTTTGACCTACTGGGTACCAGCCCCATTGCACTAACCTACTACCTCCTGCTGGTGTACCGTACCCACTTTCAGTAGAGCCACCATTCACATTTATATCCAGCCCATTATTGCCAGACATATAGTAACTATTATCCCGCCTCGGTTCCCGTACAGCCTGTGGGTCATTCACCGGATACATACCTAATTGTAACTGAGGTTGGTCAGGTTCCCAACACTCTGGGCATACTTTAATGCTGACATTTTTAGTCTTAATAGTCAGATTTTTAAGGGCAGTTAATTTATAACGAAACCCACACCGATCGCACTCGGCAATCGCAAACCGACCAGACGAAAACATTGTCGTCATTATCTAAATCCTAAGAACGTTTGACGAGGTATAAACCTTATCGGTGCCTTTTCTCTATCTTCCTGTGCTGCTAAGTCAAATTGTTGCTCATAGTCCGCTTTTAAAGCCATCACACGATTAGGGTCAATACCTTGAATCTTCATGCTCAAATAGTAAGCTAGTCCAGCCACCATAGGCGGAATAAACCGAAAAGGTATATCTTGGATGTTCACACCATTACCAGCATCTTGAATCCGGCGCATACGCCAGTAAACGAATTGGTAGTAAGGCTGTGCTGCTGTGCCTTGGTCTGGGGTAGGCCATACTGTAATAGCAGGCAGGTTTTGAACGTATACAGCAGCTCCAGAGGTGTGCGTATCAGCGACTGTGTTGTACTGACCCCGGAAGCAAGAATTAAGCGTGTTGCCTGTTATAGAGCCGTATAAGATGATTTCGTTATCAATCTGAATAAATCCAGCCGCTGCCAAATTAGTTGTGCTGCTAAGGTCTATTGATGTAGCTGTTGGACTAATTGTAGAAGCCAAAGTATACGTAGAATTATTAGATTGTCCAGTCATCCGCTGAATCCAAACTTGAATAGGTCGGCTTTGGCTTAGTTTATTTGGAATAGTAGAGTAGGTAGATACACTGATACGGCTAATGGTGATATCTGTTTGATTTGATTGTTGATTTGCATTAGTACGAATTTGATGTTCAAGCAAGTCGATTGTATCTGTTGGTAGCGCATATGTATTTTGCCCCTGAACTAAGTTAATTACACCCTGCTCAATAGTCCACATATTAATGCCACGGTTTGCCCATTCAATCGTTAGAATGTTCATTGACCGGCGGGCAGTCTTAAAGTCATAACCACTACGAAGCTCGGCGCCACAACGCTCAAACGCTTCTTCAACGAGGTCGTTCATATCTAAATTAAACGTTGTTAAGCCAGTAGTTAATTCTGTAGACATTACTTAGCCTTTTTTGTACGAGCAGTTTTAGCAACCACAGCAGGTTTTTTAGTCCGTGTGGTGGCTTTCTTTAGAGTAGGCTTTTTTACTG